AAGTTAGTTTAAAAGGATTATCTAATGTAGAGTCATCTAAAACCTACAAACTCGTTGATAAATTCATTACCGAAAAGATGCCAGAAATTAACGATGAAATATCAAAGAATGATGAAGATGAAGAGGACGAAGACAAAGAGGGATTTGAAAATATGTCAAATTCGATTGATATGTTTTCAAGTGCTGTTGGAAGCTTAAAATGTGTGAAAACTGCATCAGGATTATCAAATTCCATGGGTCCATTATGTTTATCAGATTCACAAACGTATTTATTACAGTCGCGTGGTGGAAATTCAACTGGATGTGATTCACAAATCGGCATGTAAACTTATAATTTCTTACAATTATGTATAGTATGAAATTATTATTATTATTATTAACAATAACTATTGTATCTCTATTATGGAGATCAGTAATAATTCGTGAGGGTTTTGTAAAAAAAACTTTTAGAAAAGCATCAAAAGTAGCAAAACAAGTAGCAAAACCTATAGCGAAAGTAACACAACCCATTGCAAAAGTAGCAAAACAAGTAGCAAAACCTATAGCGAAAGTAACACAACCCATTGCAAAAGTAGCAAAACAAGTAGCAAAACCTATAGCGAAAGTAGCAAAACAAGTAGCAAAACCTATTGCAAAAGTAGCAAAACAAATAGCAAAACCTATAACAAAAATAGGAAAACAAATAGCAAAACCTATGACAAAAATAGGAAAACCCAAAGGGAAATCTATCGAAAAAATAACATCACGAACTGTAACACAGCCAGAGTATAGTGTAGTAATTATACAAGACCAATTAAAATTATTAAACGAAGTTCAAGGTAATGTGCAGAAAATACCATCTTACAAAATTCAACCGAAAGATCGTATGGAAATAAATAAAAGTCTAAATATAGTTATAAATAGTTTAAAAACTTGGTTAAACGATAGAATGAATTATATTAAAGCATACAATAAAAAACCGGATTCACCATCTGAAAATCAATCTATAGACAAACTCAGAGAAATATGGGTTAATAACGGGATGGGTCTTAAATTAATAATAACTGGGATTATCGAACGACTAGACGTTACAAATGATTTACAACTCGATACTTATAATATATTGCAGAAATTTAACGAAAAAATGAATATGGAATTAGGGGTTACATTGTCAGAACCATCCACTACTGGATATGAATCTATACGACCTGTAGAAAACACATTTAATAGTTCTGGTCGAACATTCGACAATAAATTGTTACAGTATTTTTTTGGATATTAAAAATAAAAATATATTATGTTTCGAACTCTGACGCATTTTTAGCAACGCGTAAAATTGAATTTATTTATGTATTTTTATTATTATTATCCAAACACTATAAAAAATGCATAAACTATCTAAATTTGAATCTATAACGAGCGGAATGCCACATATTTTAGAATATTGTGGTGTTATATCATTACATAATATATCGTCTACATCTCATTACTGTTACGATACAACAAGACCATTACTATTACGCAAATTACAAAAAATACCACATTCATGTAATGTAAATGATTCTACAATGATATCAAATAACAAGGACTTTATTTATTCAATAATAGAGGATACAATTCATGTAAAAATAAGTTTCAACGTTCCATATGAAATATATATTACATCTATTGATATGCCGAGCACGTTATTTAAAATATACACACCATTTCATATATGGGAATTTGATATTAACATGTTTGAATTTCTTCCATATAATTACGGTAATACACCCGAATATGCCACTACAATGGACGTACTACATACAGGTGAAATGTACTCACAATCACACAATATGCCATATTGTGTGATTAATAACAGCACAAAAATTAAAATAATGTATAACATGTGTAAATCCGATTTGAATAGAAGATCAAATATAACTGGTATATCTATAAGCGGTATAAACATAGAATACAACATAAAAAACAATCAAACTATTAAGACAGCTGTGTTAATTATACCATTAGTATTCTTCATTATTATAACGATACGCGCGAATAATAATGAAGAATACATGGAGATAATACCTTATTTATTAGCAATTTGCATTATAGTAATGTTAGGAATTTGTACAGACCCATATATTGGGAATAAAATATATCATAAAAAATGTTCATGTGATTGGTAACTGGTAAATAAAATTTTATGAAACAAAATTCAGTCACATAAGAGTTTTGCTTCCAGCATCTACATTCTCCGAGAGTGAAATGATTCTAGACTAATAATTGACAATAAATGGTTACAGTATTTTTTTTTAAATATTGAAATTAAAAATTATATTATATTTTAGATTGTAATGAAACATTGCATTTATTACAATAAAAAATCGTAATGGAACGATCTAACGAAATGTCAATGTCGTCTCTAACAACTTCATGTACACAAAACTGTAATAAAAAAGTATTTATTATTTTATTATTTTCATCTGTTTTTAGGTCTAGACGTTCCATTTCGTCTTTCATATCTAATATCAAATTGACTAACCGTTCAGTCATAAGCTTATATATTATTATATGTACATACTGTTTAATACACTTTGTGATAATCTTTCTTCACCTTTAATCAATACATCTACATCCTTCTTTGTAACTGTGAATGGGAACTTTACTGTGAGATCAATATTTTTTGTAAATAGATTATCTGATGTGCTTGTAACTAAACGGAATAGATTTAATTTCGTATGAATAACTTCGAGACATCTCTTGAGATTTCTAACACCATCCTCTGATTTTGTAAGTGCTACATTTGTTATAATATATTCTAGAATATCATCTGGAATAATTACATCTCCTTTATTGAAACTAACTTGCTCGCGAATTTTCGGCAATAAATAATCATTCGCAATTGTGACTTTTTCCTTTGTATTGTAACCCTTGGTTTGTATGCTATACATACGGTCTTTCAATATTGGGTTTATTAACGATTCATCGTTATAACTAAATATGTAAAGAGCGCGACTAAGATCAAGGTCGACATCAGAGAAATACTTATCATGGAACTGTTCATTTTGTGTCGTATCTGTTAGATGTGTGAGAATACCAACAATTTCACGTCCTTTTTCACTCTCACCCACTTTATCAAGTTCATCAAATAGAATACATGGATTCATTTCTTGTGTTTCAATTAATTTTCTAGCAATTATACCAGGTCCACTTCCTTCGTAAACATACGGACTACCTTCAAATACTGCTCCATCAGTAGCGCCTCCGAGAGCAATTAATATAAACTGTCTGTTTAGAATTTTACTAATTCCATATTTAGCGAGTGTAGTTTTACCAGTTCCCATTGGTCCTTTGAGAGCAATTGCAGTTCCCATTGCACTTGGATTTGCAATCCACTGACCAATCATCTGTAAGATTTGCATCTTTGCGTCCATAAGACCATAAGCGCACTCATTTAATATTTTCATCGCGTTATCCATGAAACCCTGACATGCATCTATTCCATGAGCCATATTTACATCCAATATGGAATATTTACCAAATGGTATTCTCATAAACATATCTACCCAATTTTTGAGTTTGAAATATTCAGAATCACATGTATCCATTGACTTAAGTAGATTAAGTTTTTGCATAACGGTTGCCTTATATTTGATCGGAATTTTAGATTGTAATAATGCGAGTCTATATGGGCGGTCAATTACAATATGAGTATTAATTTCCTCTAAATCCTTCATGATTTTGAGTTGCTCAGTATTCGATAATTTTTTTTTGAAATATTCCATTTCACTTTCTGTCTTTTGTTTAGGTGCATTAATCAATTTATGATAACCTTTGGTATTATCGGAACGTGTTTTTTTCACAAGTTCTTTAATAGAATCTTTACAATCATTCATTGATTTCATTAATGATTTGCTAGTAGGTTTACTCTTCAATTTCTCTACTAGAAACTTTTTAGTATCAATCAGGTCTGCATATTCACTGTCAAATGCATTTTTTTCCTTTCCTTTATCCTTTTCCTTTTCATTTTTGTCTTTTTTTTCCTTTTTTTCTTTAGCCTTTCTATCGATTTCTGTAACATCAACTGTTTCATATGTTTCCTTCATAAACATTTTTTCATCATCACTATTACACTCTTCATCTTCATCCTCATCCAGTTCATCGTCATCATCATCATCAATATCACCTCCTCCATCAAATTCGAAGAATATATTGATTTTATTATCTTCGACATCATCATCAGCATCATATTCATCATCATCTGAACATTCGTCTTCTTCAGAAGACTCATCCTCACATATTGTTTTTTTTTTACTAATTTGTTTTACTTTATTTTTATTATCTTGCTTTATCTTATTTTTATTGTCTTTTTTTACTTTATTTTTAATATAATTAGATGGGAATATCTTAGATGCGATCTTGCGAACTTTCTCACGAATGGCTTCTTCATCTTCATCATCTTCGATGTCAGTATAATCTGTTTCATCATCTTCTTCTTCTTCTTTAATGACCTTTTTTTTTTTAATTTTTTTTTTAATTGGTGGTTTGTATTCGGAATCAGTATCAGATTCAGTATCTGAATCCTCTGACCCAATATTCTCAGAGTCTGAATAATGATCTTCTGGGCGATCCTTCTTCATACGCTTGGTCTTACATGTATCGTTTCTAATTTTAACCATTTTTATATAAATAATCTATATGTTATTGAAAATTGCTCTTTTATTAAATAATTTTACAAAGATTCAATTTTACACGATTTTGTGTCGGTATTTAGTGATTTATTGATATATTTATATTTGTTTGATGAAAATTGAAATCAAACATAATAATATAAATAGTAATATTATAACATAATAACCATGTCAAAATCAGTAATGAACGATCGCCAGATGACTTCTAAAATAATCGGAATTCAATTTAGTATATTATCACCTGATGAAATACGTAAGAATTCTGTTGTTGAAGTAACTTCACGCGATACATATATAAATAATAAACCGGTAATTGGTGGATTATTTGATCCACGTATGGGAGTATTAGAACCAGGCACTATTTGCCCTACCGACGGACATACATATATCGATACACCCGGATATTTCGGACACATCGAATTGGCTAGACCCGTATTCTTCACCCAACATTTGAAGGAAATAATGAAAATTTCAAAATGTGTATGTTTTAAATGCAGTAAGTTATTAGTATCTAAAACACTACATGCACATGTTTTGAAAATGAAGGCATCGGATCGTTGGGAATACGTTTCAAAATTAGCCGCTAAAGTAAGGAGATGTGGTGAGAAAACAGATGATGGTTGTGGATGTAAACAACCAGATAAGATAAAATTAGAGGAGATGGCTACAATATATGCCCAATGGGACAATATGGAGAATGAAGCGGGAGAAAGTGGTCCAGTGAATATTAAACTTACACCAGAATTAGTTTTAAAGAGTTTCAAGCGTATTTCGGATGATGATGTAAATTTCATGGGATTTAGTCCAACTTGGTCGCGTCCAGATTGGATGATATGTCAAGTTTTACCAGTTCCACCTCCTGCAGTGAGACCTTCAGTCAAACATGACGCACAACAGAGAAGTGAAGATGATTTGACTCATATTTATAGTAATATTATAAAAACCAACAAAGACCTACAAGAGAAAATTAAAAACAATGCATCTGCAAATGTAATTGATGGACTAACAAAGTTGTTGCAATATTTCATTGCGATGATTGTAAATAATAAGACAAAGGGTGCTGCTCCACTCGCACAGAGGTCGGGCAGACCATACCAATGTATTTCATCGCGTTTGAATTCTAAACAGGGGCGAATTCGTGGGAATCTTATGGGTAAGCGTGTAGATTATAGTTCACGTTCAGTTATTAATGGTGACCCAAATTTGAGTATTCGTCAACTTGGAGTTCCGATGAAGATTGCTATGAATTTGACAAAACCAGTTGTAGTAAATGATATGAATCGTGAGTTTCTAAAAAAAATGGTACAGAACGGACCAGAGACGTATCCAGGTGCTAAGATATTAGAACGCAAAAATGGAGGAAATATTTCACTTAGATATATCGACAGAACATCTGTAATTCTTATGAACGGTGATATAGTCCATCGTCATATGATGGATGGTGACGCGGTATTATTTAACCGTCAGCCATCCCTTCATAGGATGAGTATGATGTGTCATATTGCGAAAATTATGAAAAAAGGTGATACATTCCGATTCAACGTCGGAGTGACAAAACCTTACAATGCGGATTTTGACGGGGATAGACGTGACTGCATATATGTAGTCACAAAATGCTAAAACATTTTGTCCTCAACAGGGAGCGTGAAAAGCGTGCAACTCCCTAGTTAATGTTTATATAAAAACTACTTAAATAAAAAGCATCTTATATTAATAAGATGGAACTATCAAACCGAACTGAACTATCAAATCAAATTCTGGATAATCCAGACACCCGATATTGTGAAATATATAAAATAACGAATATAGCCAATGGTAAAATATATGTGGGACAAGCTGTATCGCACATTTTGAACCATAAACGCTATAGACCATACGGACGCGAGGGCAGATTTCGTTGTCATATCTCAGAAGCATTCTCATCAAAGAAAAACCAATCACATTATTTGAATAACGCGATACGTAAATACGACGTTGTAAACCTTAATGTGGAATTATTGGAATATTGTGAGATTATAGATGCAGATGAACGTGAAATTCATTACATTAAAGAGTTAAATAGTCTGTTTCCAAACGGATATAACTTGAAGAATGGTGGAAATACGTTTACTCATTGCGATGAAAGTAAAAAACGAGTGTCTGATGGAGTAGCTCGTTACTACAAAGATAAGAAATTTGAGCGGTTTATTAGTGTATGTAATATATCCGACGACATACACAAATATATTCACCCGTTAAATAGAGATAAAACACAATATGGTTGGTATGTATTAATTGATAAAAAGAAAGCTGATTTCGGTGGAGTTCATATTCCTCTAAGCGAAAGTAGAAAAAACGCAGAGGAATTTATAAGTATTTTAAAACAAAACATTAGCAACATGACCAAATTGCGGGAAACCCCTTAGAGCCTTCACTACCACTCATTTATGGAAACAAATTTGAGGAACTCGGTTAATTGCCGAACCCAATGGTAAAAATGTGAAGGATTGGGCAATCCGCAGCCAAGCCCCTAATCTCGATATGATAGAGTATGGGGAAGGTTCAACGACTAGACGGTTATGGGTCTTATATGATGGTTTAACCAACCTGATAAGGCTTAAGGTATAGTCTGCCCTCATAGGAAACTATGGGGAAATTCAATGGAAATGAATATGCATTTACCGCAGAATGTGCTAGCTGAAACAGAGCTAAGACATCTGGCGGCAATTCCTTACCAAATAGTGAGTCCTGCATCCAATGCGCCGATCATCGGCATATTTCAGGATTCGCTGCTTGGTTCCTATCGGTTCACTAGACCGAATATTAAATTAACACAGAGAGATGCAATGAATCTATTGATGATGTATTCTAAAGTCAATACAAAGGCTCTTCGTGATGCTGGTAATAAATTAAATAGTTTTGATGTATTGTCTCAAATTATGGCACCGATCACCTTGAATTACAAGACAAATTTATTTGGTGATAATGAAGAGTATGCAACATCAAATAATGTTCTTGAAATCCGTAACGGAAAATACATCCGTGGACAAATAGAAAAATCGGTAATGGGTTCCACATCCAAAGGAATCCTCCATCGTATATTCAATGATTTTGGCAATATGGTTTGTTCCAATTTCATCGACGACTTACAGAATGTTGTAACAGAATACATGAAGACCAGTTCATATAGTGTTGGTGTAAGTGATTTGGTGGCAGATAAGACAACACAAAATAAAATTATTCAAGCTGTTACTAAACAGCAATTAGAGGTGCAATCATTAATCGATAAAGTACATTTGGGAATATTTGAGAATAATACAGCAAATGCGAACTCGGTAGAATTTGAGAATCAAGTAAATAATATATTAAATAAGGCTCGTGATGAGTCTGGTAGAGTAGCAAGAGATAGTCTTGATAAAGACAATCGTTTCTTAATGATTGTTAAATCTGGTTCCAAAGGTAATATGTTGAATATATCACAAATGATTGCAGGGTTGGGACAACAAAACGTAGATGGAAAACGAATTCCGTATGGATTTGAAAATCGTACTCTTCCGCATTTCTGTAAATATGATGATAGTCCTATTGCACGTGGTTTCGTAAACAATTCGTATATTTCGGGATTAAAAGCGAAAGAATTATTCTTCCATGCTATGGGTGGTCGTATCGGTCTTATTGATACTGCAGTGAAATCCGTTACTTGGGAAACTCCTATTGTTGTACTTGAGAATGGGCGAATCAAATATACTGAAATCGGTCGCTGGATTGATATACAATTGGATAATGAAAAGAACAAGGGTGAAGTTCAGCATTTCACAGAGCGACAGATGGAATTGTTGAATATTGAGGATGGCGTATATATCCCCACAACAGATGAAAATGGTGTTGTATCTTGGGGACCGATTACCGCTATTACTCGCCATGACCCAGGAACGGAATTGTATGAGATTAAGACGACTGGCGGACGCAGTGTCATTGTAACTGAAAGCAAGTCGCTATTGATTTGGAATAAGGATACGAAGAAACTCGTTGAAACGTCTACACCTGAAATCAAAGTAGGTGACTGTGTTCCGGTAACTGGTGAGTTGTGTGAACCTCCAGTAATCGTCAACCATATCAATCTATCAGATTACCTTCCGAAGAGTAAGTATGTATACGGTAGTGATTTTAATACGGCGGTTAAAATGATGAATGATACAATGACAACCCGATGTGTTAAGATTTCGCCTGGATGGTGGTCGAAACATAATGGTGTAGATTTCCATCTACCTTACAGTAAAAAGTCTTCGCTTCAGAGGACGTGTTCCAGGTCAAATATAGATAATATCAAGGATGAATTTGTATATCCATATAACGGAAATCGCAAAGCGACTCAAATCCCCGAGAAGTTTGAACTCACAAAAGAGAACGGAATATTTATTGGATTGTTCCTTGCGGAAGGAAACGTACATAATAGCAAGATATATATAACTAACAACAATGAGAATATCAGAACGTTTGTGAAGAATTGGTTCGAGAAGCATTCAATATGCTATGACGAGAAATCACGAACAAATAAGATTGGTGGATTGACAACTACAGTAATTGGAAATTCGTGTATATTGGCAGATTTCTTAACCGAGTTGGTAGGACATGGGGCGCAACACAAACATGTACCGGATGATGCATTCATTGCACCTGAAGAGTTCATTGTTGGGTTGTTGGATGGATATATTTCAGGTGACGGAACCGTTAGTAAAAACTCAGTTGAAGTTGGTTCTGCGTCTAGACGATTGATTGAGGGTATATCCATGTTATGTTCGCGAATTGGGGTATTTGGAAAGGTATCAACCACGCAGTTGAAATCAAATAACCTTGGAACTAAAAATATACTGCCAACACATCGATTTTCAATCCGTGCTGGATGGGGTAAAAAATTCAGTGAAAAGGTTACCTTCATTGATAATACAAAGTCAGAGAAAATGGGCAAGATCAAGTGGGGTGTGAAACACCGAAATTTCGATACATACAATGACGTAATTCTGGATAAGATAACAGAGATCAATATTATAGGCGTAGAAAAGCATCCGAAAGTATACGATTTGACAATTCCGACCACTTTGAATTTCGGTCTGGCGAATGGATTACAGGTGCGTGATACGTCCCAGACTGGATATATCCAGCGAAGATTAATCAAAGGTATGGAGGACTTGAAGGTGGAGTATGACATGACGGTCCGAAACAACATGGGTCGTATTATTCAATTCGCGTATGGAGATGACGGAATCGACTCGACACGCGTAGAGAATCAGTCTATTCCGTTGGTTGGAATGAGTATTGAAGATATATATATGCATTTTGATATTAATGATCTAACAAATGTTGATGCGGTTTACACAAAGGATGCTGGTAAACGCATGAAGTCGCAAGCGACTGCCGCTCAAACTAAGTGCATAAAATACATAAATAAGATGATTGCGAGTCGTAAAGAGATTGTAGAGTCGGTCTTCAAAAATAAGAATGAAGATGGAGTTAAAATGCCAGTTTCATTTGCTAACTCGATATCCAATATACAAGGACAATTAAGTCTCAATGCGAACTCAGTGGTTGACATTACTCCATTGGAAGCATTTGAAATGATCGAGGAATATTATGAGCGATTGAATTCACTAGTTTTGGTGAAACCTGGCAAGTTATTTGAAGTTCTATACTTCTATTACTTATCACCAAAGAGTTTGTGTTTACAAAAACGTTTCCATAAGACTGCTCTTGTAATGTTGTTGGAGATGATTGTATTGAAATACAAACAGTCTATCGTCCATCCAGGAGAGATGGTTGGTGTTATAGCAGGTCAAAGTATTGGTGAACCTACTACACAGATGACGCTCAATACGTTCCATTTAGCTGGAGTCGCAAGTAAATCCAATGTTACTCGCGGAGTTCCACGTATTGAAGAACTTTTACGTTTGACGAGTAATCCAAAAAATCCTTCTCTTACTATTCACTTGAAGCATATTGATGAATGTGAACAAGAAAAGGCAACAAAATACGCTAATATGATTGAATTTACTAAATTATCAAATATTGTAAGTTCTATGCAGATATGCTTTGACCCGAACGAGCGTAGTACTATAGTAGAATCAGATAAGGTTTTGTTACATCAATTCTATGAATTTGAAGATATGGTAGATGAATGCAATGATGGAAACTCTACAGAAGATACTAGAACTCGTTCGAAATGGGTTATTCGTATGGAACTTGATGCTAGCGTATTATTAGATAAAAATATTACAATGGATGACGTGCATTATGCGATATCGAATAGCGCATATGGAGAAAACCTAACTTGTGTATTCTCAGATTATAATAGTGATAAACTTGTATTCCGAATTAGATTATTTGATATAAATAAGAAAAAGAAAATCATGGCAAATACATTGGATCAATCTGATGAGATATTTATTCTCAAGAACATGCAAGACGTATTATTGAATAGTATCGTTTTACGCGGAATTAACAATATAAGTAAAGTCGCACCGAGAAAGTTACAGAATATGGTTGCTCTTGAAGACAGTAAATATGTTCGTAAGGATGTTTGGGTTCTCGATACAACTGGTTCGAATTTATTGCATATACTCGGATTAGATTATATTGATGTGATTCGCACTTACAGTAATGATATTCGCGAGATACACGACGTTCTAGGAATTGAAGCCGCTAGACAAATGTTGTTCAATGAGATTTCGGAGGTTATGGAGTTCAGTGACGCGTATATTAACTATCATCACTTGAGTCTATTGTGCGATAGGATGGCAATCAGTAAGAACATGGTTCCTATATTCCGTTCGGGATTATTAAATGATAATATTGGACCAATTGCGAAAGCGACGTTTGAGGTGCATACAGAAGTCCTATTGGGTGCAGCCCGTCATGCGGAATTGGATCATATGCGTGGTGTATCAGCTAGTGTCATGTGCGGTCAATATGGTAAATATGGAACTGGTGCATTCAATGTGATATTGGATATGAAGGAAATGGTAAAACTATCAGCTGCTGTATCCAAACCTGAAAATAATATCGATAAAATGTTTGGTTTTAATAGTGATGCTGGTGATGGATGCGAGTTGAATACAATCAAAATTCGTAATAATATTACGAATATAAAAAAATCGGACGCTGCGGTTTGCGATGACGATTATAATATGGGATTTATGTAAATATGACTTAGAATGTTTATACAAAAAAAAATAAGTGTTAATTCTTAATTTAATAAATGAAAAATAAATTAAGAAACTGATGTAAGAAAAAAAAACAAATAAACTTAGGATGGATGAAGTTGTATTTTTTTATGAGACGAATAATATTATTATATTGATACAAAAAAATGCGATATAACTGTAAATTATTTACACCCTTGAAGATTTACACCTTTTAACATTTCAAACGCCGAATAAAAAAGAGATTGGTCTAAAATATAACCTCGCTTTTTTTAATTATTTAATTAAGTTACATTTTTGTGTAAAATCCTAAATTGATATTAACATCAATATCAAAACCACTATGTTGTAAAATAGCCTTCTTGTATTTACCAACGCCTTCAAATTCAGTATCTATTTGTGTTTCTGTTACATTAGCAAGAGGAATTACTAATCTTATTTGTAATCTTTCAGTTGGTAAAGAATTAATTTCTGTGTCAATAGTTCGTTCCTTCACAATACTTGAATACTTTGTGCTACCTAAGAACATAAAAGATGAGTTACGTTTTCTCCTATAATAAACTCTAAATGTTGATCCAGAATTTACAGCATCAACTAATTGATAATCTAAACGCCCTTGGTTTTGTCCAGAATAGAACACTTCATGATCGCCGCTTATTATATTTTTAAGTATTCTGTCCTCACCAGAATAATCATAAAAATTATTGTCAATCTTTCCAATTTCTTCTGATGTAATAGTAATTATTGTTGTCATATTACGTGTTATAAATTTTAATATATTATATTCTTTTTATAAAGAAAAACATTTCAATTTTTTAAGTAATATTATAAAACATATTAACTAAAAATGTTGGTATAAAAAAAACATATTTATTCTATATAACTGATTCAAGATTGGAATAAGATTGTATATATTTGGATGTATCTGGTTCGGCAATATCATAAGTAATATTTTTCATGTAATCATTGACGTTGAATATATTACTTTCATTTAAATAAACAGAATTTATGGATGAATCCAGTAACAAAATCTCATCTGGATTGGTTTTATAATTGACATTACTTATATTCAAATAAATCTTAGGTTCCATAATGAAGGAACGAACACGCTTGAAACGAATCAATTCATCTGCAATTTTACCGAAATAAATTTGATTGTTTTTTCCATTTGGTATCAAATAACTATCTATAGGTAATTCTAATTTACATTTGTCAGTTTTACAATCGAACTCTGTAGGTGTATCTTTAAATTCAACTTCGTTATCGACCAATAAATGGATTTTATCTTCTACTTCTTTCAATTTATCATTGTATTTCAAATCATTATTAAGTAGTATTTTATTAAGATCGAATTTAATTTTACGTTTATCATATAATCCGAGTAACATTCGGACGATACTTCGAAATTGGGTGTAATAATAACTCTCTTTGTGAATTTTATTAATTGTAGATATTCGCTCGGGATCTGGTGGGCGGTTTGTACTAACTTTTATATCAGCATCTACATAATCACTACCGCGTATATCCATTATATTCAACCCAAATTGTGCGTCAATTATTTTACTCGCGTCTTTTGAAATTGGTTTATCTAATTTAATATATTGATTAGTTCGTGTTAATAATCCAATTACTTGATTTATATTGATTACTTTTCGGCTAGGAATACAGTCTATTTGTCGTTGCGTTTTAGCAAATACAATACCAAGTAAGCGTATAGTGGTTTCGTAATTTGTCCAATTGTCACTGTCATTCTGGAATGTAATACTTAGTGAAGGGATAAAACTCGATTGAAAACAAGGCACAAATATAGATTCTGTATCAATTTCCACTGAAAATCCGATTGTTTTAAAATGATAGTTTACAACTTGGTCGCGAATTATGAAATTGCCTACATTGCGTAGTAAACCCAATGTTTTACTAGCACTCAATGCCCTTGTATATGTGTATATAGGCTTGCCATCTACATCCTTTAATTTGAGACTGTTTTTTGGTTTGCATTGGTCGGTTGTTATTTTCTGAATCCTCATTAAAATACTATTCATTTCAATGCCTTCATATAACCCTAGCGGATTAAACCATTTTTTAGGATTAATTGTACCGTTATTATCTTCATACACATAAATCGGCTCATAAAAATCATCTTGCTTCAGTAAAATAAATGTCTTCGATTTCATAATATCATAAGAAACTGAATACATATTTGTTGGACATACCAATTCAATATGTTCTGTATCCTTTGTAATTTCTAAAATTATCATGTTGATTCTTATATTCGATGAAACTTCAGATTTTGATATTGGAAATAATCTTTTATTTGGTTTTGTCATTATATCCCATAAATACGTATGATCAATGTGGGATTCAGGGTCGAGTAAATATCGTTGGAAGTTTTCATAAGCACCGACAATCGAATTTCTCATTTCTACTTCTAATTCATTTTCTATATTGATTGATTTATAGAATGACGAATTTGTATATTTCGATGGGTCGGGTATTTCATATGTATCTGGTCTGAATATACTAGATAACGAATTATTATTATACGAAATAAAATCCTCTAGCGTAACCGATGCTACTATTATTTTTCGCATTTCTGGGATAGTAGGAACTTGTGAAATATTATTAAAATGTGCATATATGTCAGCAAAGCAGCCAATAATAGATTGATCCACTGATTGTTCTACTCCATACCTAAGAAGACATGGATGATTGCGTTTAATTGTGTTTGACTCAACACAGTCGTTGTTATCGATCCCGAAGAAATCCTGTACAGGTTTTGGTAAAAACCCCCATCGTTTTTTTTGAATTGGGAATTTATATTCTTCAGTTATATATGTGTCTGTATCAACCGATTTCACATTATTGTCTTGTTCAGATGGTAAGACAGTATCTTCGATTACCTGGTCGCGCTTGAAACAACACGGGAAATTAAATTTGGATTTCGAATTCTTAATAAATCCAGGGTAATGAGGTATATATTTCCCATCAACAAAATGTTCCTGTGGATGGGCGAATTCGTATATATATGCACCCTTTGGAACGGTTTCGGCTTTATATGGTATCATTATTTGTGGACCTTCGTTTTCTATTAATTGTTTCACCTCATCTTCCATGATACTGCGATTTGTTTTTAAAGACCAATATCTTGGACAAATATACCAAAATTTCTTATCTGGATCAGTGCTATAAGATATTGCGCTTAAATATGACCCTCTCATAGGTTCAAGATGTTCCCATATTCGCTGTATAATAAATTCACGTTTGATTGTCATTGCATTCTTCACATACACTTCTATTTTATCTGATGGTTTTGTTTTATTGAGTTCGATTAGAAAAACATCTGCGTCATCTGGTAGTTTTTTATCCTTCAATTGCTTAATATATTCTTTCTCGTTTTTCCTATTAAATTTAAGTGTATTATCCGTTTCTATTAGTTTTTTTGTAAAAATTCCAAATTGTTTTTTGTCCATTGGTGTATTTTTGTTATTCCATAATGCAGTTATATATGGACGGAGATCTTCTGGACCAGTAATAGAAGCTTCTTTCAACAATTCACTCCAATCTGTGAATTTACCTTTTGCTTTATCTGCATCCTCAATACGTTTTTTTTCAGTTTCGTTTAACATGACTGGATGACGATTTACTTCGCCTCTACATGTGCGTGAGAATTGATTTGATTTTTTATCGCCACTCAGTTTAATCAATTCGGGGTCACGGTCTTCGATTCGTTTCTGAAATAAGGTTGGATTTTTCAATTTCATGCCGTAAGGATTTATATCATCATCGTCTTCATTTGCTCCACCTTCCATATCAAACTCAATGCCAAACATTTCATCGTCGTCTTCATTATATTCTGGTTCCTGTTTAGATTCTTCGGCAATTGTTTTCATAAAGAATTCTGGATCTAATTCTATGGCTTGTGTAGGAGGCGGTCGTTCAACAACTTCTATCATTTTTGGTTCTATTGTGTTGAAATTGATTTCGCGCTTACAAGTATCTTGAATATCTTTTAACGATACTCCTGATGTCTTTGGCAATTGGTAAATTCGTATTATACTATCTATGTATGTCTTTATAATATCTACGTAATTAAATGATGTAATATTATTCACACTAATATGAAGTATTTTATCCGTCGGTGAAATACGTAAATTTACAGGAAATCCAGTGTTTTCATTTATATCTACTGTATGTTTTGTGAAAAAGCTAATCACGTGGTTTCTGGCGACTTCTTCGGTAAATTTAAATTCTTTTATTAATGCAAGTATAATATCGTATACTTCTGCATGTGTATTTTTTTCAATATTTATGAACTCATCAATTTGATTCATTTCTTGGAAATTATCAACTCGTTTGAATTGTAATTTCGCACCTGTTGGTGAATTCACATCCAATGACTCAATTACAAATAAACTGGTCAAGCAACTACGATACGCATTTAAATTAAAGTCAGATGGTTTTTTAATAGGAATACTAGATATATATTCAATATTATAAACTTCAATGTTGAAATTGTTGAATTGTTTAATGCTATATCCTATCGGCTGAATGTACTTATTAATATCAGATATAACCGGTTCCATTCCGTCTAGTAACAATGAATTTAATTCGTTTTGTGATATAGGTTGACTCAAATTCGAATGAACTCTCAAACTACCATCCTTTTGAAAATCAATATATAATTTTACATCCATTGTTTTAAATTGGAAGTTTGTATACAATGATATTTCTCCAGATTTTCCAGTTTCTTTACTCAATTTGCGAATTGTTACGGCATCTAGAAAGGGTTTGCGACGACCGTTTGAATATATGTCTCTGCTATACAAACGATACATATTCTCTCTGCGAAATCCAGGATTATACTTTATAAACGGAATTTTCATTGTTGCATGTATATTTTTGAAAATAGAATCCAATGGCAATAGGTTTACAAATTCAGTTTTTAATCCTATATCAAATTTGATAATACCCGCATTTGTATAAGGTAGAAATTCATTATCTTTTTTTATTTTATAGAACATATCTACTGTATCATGCAAACGTATAACATCTACAGAAATATTCTGTTTGGTTTCAGATATAAGTTCTTGAGAACGTCCAATTAAATCCGATAGTCCGTTTATTCCATTCGCAGATAAAGACGGATAATAGGAATCGATAATATATTTTGGAATCGCGTCGGATCGTCCAAGGACATCTTTGGCAAGGCATACATATATGATATTATCTTTTAATTGTCCACCAGTATGTAATAGAACGGATGTATCAGATGAATATAATTGAGTGTCTTCTTTTATAAATGCAGTTGTAGATTGGAATGGGTTTACAGAGAACAAGTGATTTATTGAATTAGTGAATTTACGACCTAGTGCATATTTTCTAGTTTGGATTTTTGAAAATAATTCGCGTATATTTTCGAATGTATATAGTCCATCTGTAAAATCAATCGGTTCTGTCGTATAATTATTATAAAAATGTTTCAGTTTATCTCCTGATAACTCTTCGTCATCACCGATTAATCCATTGTATATATCCAATAAATTCGTATCGGATATTGGTTCTATCATGAAATATGCGAATAAATATAATTCATTATATGATACTCTGTCTAATCCTAGTTTCAGTAGGATTTTATTTTTTATAGTTTGAATCGTATCATCCAAATGTATTAGTTTGTCGCTAAATATGATCGTTTCACCAATCGTATTATCTGGATTTAATATACATACTCTAAAATTATCTGTCATTTTTATACTGAATATTATTATATTAGATCTATATTAAAAATATCATACAACATTTTTGTGTCAGATCATCGGAAAATTGATTGTTATTTTGAATTATATTTATAAATAGTATATCAAAATAACAATCAATACAAAATGCCATCCTTTTATAATACTATGCCAAATTACGAACTAGTTGGCAGAGACTGCACGGTCAGTACATTCGGGGAATATATAGTTGTGAATACACTTGAATATGGATTCACTTACATTGTATCTTACAACGAAATTACACGAGAATATAAAATCGTTAGCAGCACAAATCGTAACTTAATCCCAAAACAATAAAAATAATAAGTTAAAGATATAAACATGTCTATATCTATAGATAGATAACATGTTATACGATAACTTAGACGAATCAATAAAAATAAATAACCGATATTTGGGTAGTATACGAAGTGATAAATTGATCGCATACAATCCACAAATTCCTCACATACAGCGTCTATGTGATGAATCAAAAGTAAATGATATAGTTCTATATCAATCTAATATATTGAAACAGAATGGAGTCTGTAATTTTTTAGGTGTAATAAACATCCATTTTTGTAAGGAAACAAGAGAACATTACATAATAGATGGACAACATCGGTTTGAAGCAGTCAGGCGGATTTGTCATGGAGTGTGTAATTTCCAAGTTGCGGTTGAAATCGTAGTTGTTGATACATTAGAAGATGTAAAAGAAAACTATAAAATTTTGAATAAAAATACAACATTGCCAGATTTTCCAGATACGATTGATAAAGAAATTCCTGAAAAAACTGCATTATATTTCAAAGAACGATATCCTACAATTTGGTCCAAAAGTTCACGCGCTAGACGACCTCATATTTTTTTTGATTTTTTCCAAGAAGCATTGGGTGTTCTAACAGAATATCTCGAAATTACTACATCAATCGAACTACAAAGAATAGTTGAAGATTATAATTTGAAATTGAGTAAATGGAATCCCGAACAATATCCAGATTCGAAAACGACTAACTTGAATATATTGAATAAATGCAAAGACACTGGTATGTATCTCGGTTTATTCAGTCATGTATCCGATGAATATAGATATGAGTGGGTGAAAGCAATTATACAGTTGGAAAAGGGTATCGTGATACGAAAACATAAGAGTGTAGTATCTAAGAAGGCGACAATACCAAAGAAAATAAGAGAGGATGCGTGGAACACTCATGTTGGTAAGGATAAGAATAGCGTTTTTTGTGTTTGTTGTAGGACATCAGTAATCGATGTATTCAATTTCCACGCAGGTCACGTAAAATCAGAAGCAAGTGGTGGCGCAGTTACTGTAGAAAATATTCGTCCCGTATGTAGTAGCTGCAATCTATCAATGGGTATACAAAATATGCACGAATATGTTACAAATCATTACCCAGAAAATTTAATAAAATTTAATTCTATTCTATACGAAGAACCGAAATTGAGTAAAAAAAAATGGAATCTTAATATATTCTCGTAATATAATTGACAAGCAACATTAATTATATTTTATCATGAAACCGAATTATTTGTAACAAAGAATGATAACTATTGTTTTACATATCGTATACTAAGTAAAATCGGTGTTTGAAATGTAAAAAGGTGTAAAATATACACATTTTTTCATTTATTTTTATAATTACTCTTTTTATGTATTGTTTTATTTTTATGTATTGTTTTATTTTTATGTTTTGTTTTATTTTTATGTTTTGTTTTATCGTTATGTTTTGTTTTATTTTTACAATTACTCTTTTTATATTTTCTCGTTTTTCCACCTATTGGTGGAGTAGGGCGGACAGGAAGAGGACGGTTTGCATTTGGGTGTGAGTTAATATAATCCATTTTTCCAAAATCTTCTGTATTAAATGGTTTACGATTGAATGGAGATAGTTTTGTTTCAGCATTAAAAAAACCCATAATTTCTGAATCACTGTAACAATATCCATCTGATAATTCTATAAATTGATCAACAAGAGGATCCCATGACTCCAAAGTAATAAAATTTTCATCTCTCTTAATCTGTAATTTTTGTTTTTCCATACAAGCATTATAATTGTTAAAGATTGTTGGAGGTGAAAGTAGAGATGGACGAGGTGTTAAAAACTTAACAATCTCTGGAAAACCGTTTTCTGATGCATACATAAGTGCTGTGTAACCATTACTATTTATAACAGTAATATCCGCACCTTTCTCAACTAAAAACTTAACAATCTTTGGAAAACCTAATTCTGATGCATATATAAGTGCTGTGTTAACCCACTTATCTTTGGCATCAATAGCTGCACCTTTCTCAACTAAAAACTTAACAGTCTTAAAATGACCATTGTATGATGCCTTAATAAGTGCTGTGCCATCCGAATTAGTTTTAGCATTAATACCTGCACCTTTCTCAACTAACAACTTAACAATCTCTAAATAACCTTCTTCTGATGCATATATAAGTGATGTGAAACCAATATTAGTTTTAGCATTAATATCTGCACCTTTCTCAACTAACAACTTAACAATCTCTAAATGACCGGATTTTGATGCCAGTATAAGTGCTGTAAAACCAGTATTTTGTTTAGCATTAATATCCGCATCTTTCTCAACTAACAACTTAACAATCTCTAAATGACCTGAGTTTGATGCATGCATAAGTGCTGTGTCACCCAACTCATTTTTGGCATTAGTATCCATATTCTCATCTTTATTAATTAATTCAGTTATTCCTATTAAATTTCCTTGTTCTGCAAATTCAAACAAATCATTATTTGACATATAATCTTAATATATACATATATTATTTTTTGTTTTATTTTATAATTAATCTTTTTATGCTTTTCCATCTATTGGAGGATTAATGGCATCAAGAAGAGGTGAGTTTGCGTTTGATTTTGAGTTAATATATTCCATTTTCTAATAATCAGATGTATTAAATGGTTTACTATTTCATTTATCAAATAGCAAATGAGAAATGACTGATAATTTTATTTTTTTAAGATAATTTTGTCTCATTTTTCTTTCGGGTCGGTGTAATATGTTACAAATCATTATCACGAAAATTTAATTCTATTCTATACGAAGAACCGAAGACGAGTAAAAAAAAATGGAATCTTAATATATTCTCGTAAAAAAATCATTTTGATTATTTTGCATCATAATAAGGATTGTCTGTGAGTTTCATGGAGCAATATTCAGCTGGAGTGTTTTTATAGTCTTTCGGTTCGTGTATACCCGCTTCTTTAGCATTTTGTAGCATGAATTTGAAATTATCCCAAAATTCACTTTTATGCCCTATAGATTTGGTCATTATATGAGATAGTTCATGTATAGCTACAAACATTAGGGTATGCTGATCAATTAAATTTGACGAATCGTTTTTTTTCGTATTCAAACAAAATGCAAGTTTTTCACCTTTGTTCTCACTATATGCAGTATATTGACTGGTTGGTAAGGTTTCCATAATCTTTTGAGGATTATATCCTTTTACTAATCGTTTTACACGCTCGTCATCTGGATGTTTTTTACTCATATATACAACCAGATTTTTACACTGTTTCGCGGTATTAGCTAGAAGGTCTGCGGCTGCTTTTATATCACTCCTTTCACGCACGCAATATTTATTACCATCAACCGAAGAAATAATGCACTTCAATTGAAAACTATCACTATCGAAATATATATAGAAACATATACCAATTATAAACAATATTAATATATATCCTAAAACGTCTAAAAAATTCATATGATTATTTGTATACAATATTCATATAAAAAAACGCTTTACAATAAAATATAATTATTGTCGATATATCTATGAATAATTACGTAAAAATGTATACTGTTCATGAGTATAACACCCATTTTATACAACTTATATTTGTTCACATAAAACTTTGATTTCAGATAACTTAGGTGGGTTTCCTCCGGATAAACAAACGCTCATATTACGACGATGTAAATATTTACGCGCGATTTCATTGATTTCATGTATTGTTATATTTTTGTATTTTTTGTCATATAGTTCATTGTAGGGGCAAATAATCCTATCTGGATATAATAATCCAGATACACCATTGTGTATGCAGTTAGAATCATTATCATCTAAATTGGTTTTAATTATACCTTCCAAATTTTGTTTTGCTAATTTTACTTCATTTTCAGTTACTCCATTTTTCACTATATCTCGTATTATATCAATAATTAAAGGGAATACGCCTTTTTTACCTTTACCATTTCGCATCATTTTTTTACTATCAGATTCTGTATGAAATGTTAAATCTCCATAATCTATATATATTGATACATTTGCGCTAGAATTATATGTCATGCCATTTTGTTCTCTTAGTGTAATAAATAATCTACTACCCATTGTCCCTCCGATAATCGTTTTCAATATTGTTAATTTGTAATAGTCTATTTCGTCTACGCGAAACCCAATAGCTAAGTGTGTTGTCTTATCTGTTTTTTTTTCAATTATCTTATACAATGTGTCAGTTTGATTCGGTAAATGTTGATTCACTTTTGAATAGCATAATACACGGTTTTTAGTTTTTACAAATAATGATGATGTAACAATATGTTTGATATGATCAAATGGTAAATTTGATACAACACTTAAAATCATTTGGTTCGGTTGATATCGTGATTTATATATATCACGAATTTTAGAACATGTAAGTTTCTTTGTATGATATGACATAGTGTCGATCGGTAATTCGTATATGCTGTCTTTATACAACAGTTTATCCAATTCTTCGAATAATATTGAATCTGATTTATTACTATATTTTAAATTTTCTTCTATTACAACGTCTTCTTCTTTTACACATTCTTTTTCATCGAAGACCGAATTTAGCATCATATCGGATACCAAATTCACCATATTTTCTAGATAGTTACTATCACATTTAACAATATAAGATGTAAATAATTTATTTGTCATTGCATTCATATACGCACCGATCTTATTAAACGTCTGGGTAAGTTGTAAAGAATCTTCAATAGATGATGTTCCTTTAAAACACATATGCTCGATAAAATGTGCCGAACCTTTTGCATCCTTTGGTTCATCGACTGAACCAAAATTACAAAATGTCCGTGTAAATGTAACTGGTATATTTCCCAGTGATTTTTCATAAATCAATTTGAATCCATTTGGAAATGTATATGTTCTCACGCCCATCTATTAAATATATACATATTGTAATATAGATAACAAACTGGTTTTACGTATAAACTCTCATACTTGATCGGACTTAATTTACAAATATTTAATTTAATATATGTAAATTATCTACTACACTCTCCAATATTCAAAGGAACTCTACCGTAATCAGGTTCTATTGTACTCTTATTCCATGGTCCAGTGTCAACTGCAGGTATTATCGGGTCTGAACGCTCTTGAAGGTTGGCATTACGAAGACTTTGACCAACAGTGTCTAAACCAATATGGATTCCAGATTGGAGAAGATCTGGCATGTTAATATTGGAACCATTCAGATTATTTAATGAAGTCCATTGGTTGTTAGCATCCTTTGGTAAGAGATCGATTGGATTGGCAGTAGGTGAAAGTGTGTAATTATCTTGAGAAACTATAGGAGATGGGAGAACCTCTTCATCGGTAGGTTCAGAAGTTGTAGAACCATCCTCAATTCCTTCAAAACCCATAACCTTACTATTAGAGTAATACAAGAGCGCAACGCATAATAAAATTACTATAACAAAAAATATAATTCGGTTAGGTTCAAACCATTTGGAAAGTCCTTTCTTTAACTGTTGTAGAAAATTCGACATCTTGTTTATATAAACGGTTGATAAAATTATTTTCGTTAAATGAATTTTATTTGCTAAATTAATTTTCATATATGTCTAAGTCTTCGTCTAAATCACTATCATCGCTTAAATCAGTCAACATATAAGTATTTTTTATATGCTTTGCATCTAAATAACTTCGTAATGCTAATTCTTTTGCAACTCGAGCTTTTTTTAGAGCTTCCTTATACATTTTATAATACATATCATCGCGTTTTTTGAGACATATTTTATCGTGTGTTTCGATGGAATCTATTTCTAATTCTATTTCTTCTAAACCATCCGATAATTTCACATTTACTTCTAAAACTGGTTCGGGTTCTATAACTGGTTCGGGTTCTAAAACTGGTTCGGGTTCTAAAACTGGTTCGGGTATTTTATATTCGTTTTCTTTTTCTAGTTGTTGTATATTTATTGTAGCCATCTTTCGTTCTTCTAAATGTTTAGAAGGTTTTAACAGTATACACTTATCAAATATGTCTACTGGTTTCAATAGTAACAGTTGCTTTATTTCTAAGTCTATCTGAAACATACGAGGAGAACATCGAATTCCTTGTATTTCAAGTATAGTTGCTACATTCTCATTTTCTTTTAAAGTATCTCCATCTATAATGTTCTCATTTTCATCATAAATTTTTAAGGTATTTTTACCTAGAACACTAGGTACATTCACACGCGCAATGTAAAACTTACCCGATTTAAATATCTTCAATGGCGAAGCAAACGAGTTCTCTATGTCGTGTTCTTCTAACTCAGTCTCAAACCATTTAGCACGATTATTAAAAATTATTTTTCTACTATGAATTTCTAAATTCTCCATCCATCTAATGAAATTTTCATTCTCGTTAGTAAACATTAAATCACAATACGATCGTTTACCTGCTTTTATTATACCCTGTTTTAACTTGCAATTCGGCGGTTGAATGTAAAGTGGTCGTTCATTTAGCAAATATTTTATAAAGTGATTACCGCCAGTAATGACAACTGGAGTCGTCAAAACTAATTCATCAAATGAAAAATTGTCATTTGGTTCTACAATTCCGCTCATTATGATATACAATGAAATAATAAATATTATGTATAAACGCGTATATAATATTTATTATTTTTCTATTACTGTTTTAATACAATGCGCAACGTAGTTGCTGATTTCTTCAAGAATGAAGACATAAAACGTGATATAAAAGATACTATTAAACCAGTTGTAAAATTCATATATGATGAAATTTATATTTATATATGGTTCATTTGTCTATATAATGTATTTTTTATCATGGTTGTTTTAGCAATATTATATCTAATTATTCAATTGCCTCAAAAAATAAAAAATAATACGCATTTTTTTTTATAATCTACAACCAATATATATAAAATGGAAATTTATGGTAGTCAAAAACGAGGAGGTTCACATCCACTTTCATCTAGCGAATTAAACGGTGGTTCGGGAGCTGCTGACTGGGCTATTGCCAGGTATGGAAATACTGATAGTCAAACGTCAATACCTGGATCTAATGTTATTCAAATTACACCACCATCGGATAATGTCCCTACTGGCGGTAGAAGAAGAAGAAGGTCCATGAATCGAAGTAAGAGAAACAATAATATGAAGAGAGGTGGAGGAAATCATATGGACGGAGGTAGAGATCATATGAAGAGAAATGATATGGGGAGAAATGATATGGGGAGAAATGATATGGATGGAGGTAGAGATCATATGAAGAGAAATGATATGGGGAGAAATGATATGGATGGAGGTAGAGATCATATGAAGAGAAATGATATGGGGAGAAATGATATGGGGAGAAATGATATGGGGAGAAATGATATGGATGGAGGTAGAGATCATATGAGGAGAGGTGGAGGAAATATGGGTATGGACGAAGGAAATATGGGTATGGACGAAGGAAATATGGGTATGGACGAAGGAAATATGGGTATGGACGAAGGAAATATGGGTATGGACGAAGGAGTAGATATGAGCGAAAACATGGAAACAGAAGATACGGGTATGGAAGGAGGTGCTGGATGTAACGCTGTAAACGGAGGTAGAAAGTCAGGTGGACGTGGAGTTTTAACTAACGTCGCTGTTCCTGCTCTTCTATTATATGCTAACAATACATTCAGACGTAGAAAGACTATGACTAAGTCGCGAAAGGGTAAAAAAAACAAAAAATCCACCAAGACAAAAAAGTCTCGTCGTGGAAAAAGATAAAATAATATATTTATTATTGTAAATGGATAATAATAAATCAAAAACAGATTTTGTTAACAACATACAAAAATGGGTTGCGACTGACACTCAATTGAAATCAGCAAATGAGAAGATTCGACAAATAAGGGATTCTAAAAACCAACTTACAGTCCAAATATGCAATTTTGTGGATACGCATAATATACGCAGTACTAAGCTTGATATAAGTGATGGCAATCTCAAAGTGTATGATCGTAAAGAATATGCACCATTAACGTTCGGATATATTGAAGAGTCATTACATAAGATCATACCGAATAAGGAGCACGTGGAATATATCGTAAAATATCTCAAGGATAATCGTGAAGTAACTACAACGTCTGATATACGCAGAAATACCACAAAATAAATATACAAATATTGTATATGATATACGAAGACGCATTTTTAGACAAAGTTCAATTTGGGACTACAATATTTCCAGATTTTCACGGAGGCGGAGGCGATATGAAAGAATGTGTCGCTGGATATCCTGCATTGAAACATCTCTCCATCCCACTTGGTTTAGTAATGAGAAAATTATCGCCATCAAATATTATAAATTCGGATTTTATCACGGACGTGATGGAATCGGATAAATATGACACACTCTATGAAAAAACATTGGATACTCATAAAGGACGGAACACGAGACGACCAACAAAACAAGTCACCAATAGACGTAAAACTAAACGCCGTTCTGTTTTATTCCTATAACACCGCATGCAACTCGTGCGCCAGCGTTACCGGTTATTAGCGATTCATCGTCTCCTCCTAGTCCTAAATCATCTTCATCTTCATGGAGTATAATCATCCGTCCGATAATGCACGCACGATGTGTAAATTTCAACGACAGGATACTTGCAATTATAGTCCCTTTGCATTTACCGCCTTTAGAAATTATATTGCCTAAGTCTCCTGCATGTCGTTCCTGTGAATCTATATCTCCGTGTTTTTTATTATATGGGTTGAAATGCGCGCATGCGCTTTTACAGCCGTCTGTTAAGTCGCCACATTCGTGTATATGAAATCCATGTTTTCCGTCAGAAAGTCCATTTATATCATATGTTATTTTCAATCCATTTGCAGTTTCTATAAAGACAATTGTACCATTCACAGCATTATCTTTTGATACCAAAACGGATACAGCTTGTATACCTCCACCTTTACATCCGATATACGGAGAACAAGACGACCTCATAGTAAATCCTCTTGGATTTTTACATTGTTTCCTAGTAAATTTCCGTGGTAATTTAAACTTTTTCCCATCTGTCATTCTAAGACATGTATTTGCCGTCGTATTAGCATTACAACATGACATATTATATAATATATACTCATATATTATATATGAATCAATTACAAAAACGATTTCTTTTATTCTTGATTTGTTGTATAGGTTCCCGCTTACTAATTACTTATATAGCAAAAAATATAAATATTGTATATCTTCCTATACTAGGTTATATAGCCTTGTTACCGGCTATAGGATTCATGTATATATATATAACTGATTCGAGGAAAACAGGTGCTGAGGTTTTTGGTGGTAATATATGGTGGAATTATTTGAGACCAATACATGCGATTTTTTACGGTTTGTTCGCGTATTATGCAATCAATAAAAATAAGGATTCATGGATGTATCTATTATTGGATGTATCATTTGGATTGATTATGTTTTTGCTCCATCATTATTCAGTTGGTAGTTTTTCTAAATTAGGCGTTTTATAGAGAGACCATTTTTCTTTATTGAATGAACTGATAGTAGCGTCTTCCCACTCTTTCGTTAGGGTCCCATCTTTTATTGCTGGAGTGAGTTGATTTTTTTTAGCATTCATACGAAAAAGGTCGGCTTCTGATGCAATTGGTTTTTTTCCAAAACAGTTTACCCCAAATTTAATATATGGATTACCCATATACCCACCATTCACTCCAGGTCTGCCACAATCATTTGCATGCTTTTTGTTTCTTTGGAGAACAGACCAAGTATCTTTTTGAGTAGGGAAAAATGCCATTTGTCCATCGGACCATCCGTAGTTACACCATTCAGCACCATTATTATATGCATTTTCGATCTCGTCATAATTAGCCAATCTCGCTCCGTATGAACCGCATACATTTTTCGCGTCGTCAAAAGTATATAAATTATTAGATATATTGAATACTTCATCCGATACATCGTCAGTTTCCACAACTGTTTCTGGTTCGTTATTAGATGATGAAAATATAATATCTAACAGAGAAATCTGGAGAACATACTTAAAAAAATTAAATATCAAGATTACTGACAAATAAATCCAACTAACGCTGGATAAGAAAGCAAGTGAGAATGGCGCACTATTTGACATGGTGAGTAATTTATATGCATACATGACACCAGTTAATCCAATTGCAAATATACCAAAATAAATAGTAGTGTTTAAATCTTCTAATTCACGCTTTAAATAATCTTCTAATGTTTGATCTTTGTTTTCATAGTAAACATACAATGAATAATATGCCAGAGTACCAAAAACTAATATATCTACGATTTGTTCTGATAATGCTTGTGCAGATGCCAATTTATCCTTAAAGAATATAGCTAAAATAACCAATATGAAAAAATAAACTGCTAAAAACCAAATGACAGTAATAGTATTTTGACTATTAAAAATTCCTTTTAAATCAACTTCAATAGTATTATCTGGTTTTGTATCGCTCATGATATATTATAGTTATTTATTTTTTTTGCGATAAAATAGGCAGTAAGCCATTGGAGTTACTATCGATTCGGGGTTCGTAATAATTCCTACGTTAGTATCATTATAGTGTATCCATTCGTTCGCATAATTACGAACGAACGCAGTGTAATGTCCACCATGTACTCCACCAATATGATTGCATATCGCATATAAATCGTATTTATAAGAACTTGGATTATATCCAGACACATACTTTGATAGATCTAAATCTGTAAGCGGAAAGGATATTAAATCATTATTTTTCATCGAACCATCTGACGTGAAACGTTTAAGTGTAATTATGAGAACACTAGGAAAATTCCAAAACGATATATTTTTTTTTATATCCTCTTTCCGTCCACTTTTTTCATTAAACCATGCGTTCTCTCCAGATAGGATTTCAGGTTTGGTAAATGCGTCAAAACAATCATATATCGTAACTGATGATTTGGTAGGAACAGGGAGATTCATAACAAAATAACTTTCTGGTTTAATTGAATGCACTATAGTACCATCAATTGATGAAATCTGCGATACATGAATACCATAGAAAAGCCCCATAATTTCAGAGTAATCTTTAGCATATTCGCTTTGAATCATTTTGTAGCATTCCAGTGCTAATTTATCTATAGGGTTCTCCATATTACCTTGAATATTTATATTTACCTTACGGGATATTGCTTCGTGTATGGATTCGATAATAAACAATAGAAACTCGGGCATATCATTTTGACTCCATCCTGTAAATAGATCCTTTCCTTTGTTGCGTGCGATTCTTTGTACATTTGATACAAACTGTCTTGGCGATACAATTGCATCCTTTCTCCACATAATATTTCGTAAATCATTCCATTCGCTTAATATGAGATACTTGTCACCCTCGCCTATATGTGCTTTATCCAATATATCGTTTAATTCGTATGTGTGATTTAACGCCTGTAAACATGAGTTTAAAAAACAAGTATTTCCAAGATTTGCTAATCCTGAATAACACTTTGTTTTTCTTAATTCCATTTTACTATATAAAAACAAAAAAACTTTATATTATTAACAGAATACATTTAATGGATCGAATATAATCTAGCGAAAGAAGTTAGTGATCGGTTGCATATTATTTTTATCATTCGATATCTGGTTTAATACTTTATCAAACAATAGTGTTTTTACTTTTACGGAACAATATTTTTCTTTTTTCTTCATGAATAACTCGTAGTCTTTCTTACATTCCTTTTCCATAACTTCAATATCCTTTTTGTATGTCTTAATAGCACCTAGTTTTCGCTGATGGGTCCATATTAATTCTACTGCGAGTCCAAATAACTGTTGTAATGGTTTCATTAATTGATTTGTAATATAATGTGCATAATCAATCTTAATTTTACTTGATATTATGAATGCGGGAGTTTCAATACGCTCGCCCATTAAAACCTTGGGTTTTTTATTAACAATAAATAAATATTTAACACGGTCACCGGGCTTCGGTTTGTTTCCTGGATCGCGTTCACCAATCCTATTGGCTAGAACCCTATGTGCGATTTGGTTTGGATTCTTATAATCACTTCTTAATGCACGAGTGATTGTCAGTTTATCCATAGCAACTTTTCCCGAAATTAGATCATTCAATGATGTATCCAAGAATTTTATAGAACCTTCAATGTTATTTTCCTTTACCAATAAATTCAATATCCCACCATATGTATCTTTCAAATAATCACATGCATCTCTACGCTTTAGACTTAATCCCATATATTTCAGTTGTCCTTCATCGGGGTTCTTCTCATATAACATACCGAAATACCTTTTTTTAGACAATAATACAAACGGCATCAACGTCTTCTCATAAGTTAAATCCATAGGTGCCTTCAGGAACGAGGAACATAAATGTGCTACATCCTGTGCAATTTCTATTGTTATTTCCAGTGCTTTTTTACCGCGAATGTTTTCACCAGTTATCGGGTCTTGTAGATTGAATGTAAAGAATACACTATCTGTATCACCATATACATATTCAGCCTTTGTGAGAACCGAACCATGTTGTTTAGTTTCATATTCCAGATTTCCATATACATCCTCTATCATACGTTTTGCATATATAATCATGGAACGTCCTGTAGCTGTTGTGGATGCTGCAATATCCTTCTCGTAAAATGTGGATGTTTTTGCACCACATTGACCATACAATGAGTTAGCAGTTACTTTATATCCCAATTGACGTTTTTCTAGTATATTTTGCATAAATGGATCTTTTTCAATCTTTCCCATTTTCCTAGTATCTGACCTTGCTTTCAATAACTCTTGTAGGATAGCTGGCATAATCGCATCTTCGGATTGCGCCCATCGGCAAATCATTTTACCAGACTTTACTTTATCTGCTCGTGAAGTCGGGGTCTTACGTACATATACATAAGTATCAAATTCAATATCAATATACTCCATCCCAGGAAGATTATCATATTGCATGTCACCCGTCTGCTTACATAACTTACCAGATAAATCATATTCTTTAGTCCATACTTTTGTATCATGAGAATATTTCTGTGAAATCATAGCGGATGGATATAGCGACGCATAATCAACACATGCTACTGGATTGTCCATATACATCGCACATTTAGGCGGAAGAACAATTGCACCTTCATACCCCTCGTTACTTCCACTCCTATCAAGGTCAGGCATCAATGTATTTTTATCACGGCATTTTTTGGCTACATAGCTCGTGAGTTTGATACCCTGTCCTCGGAACACAAGGAAGCTTATTGGTACACTGCAAATTCTTGCCATTTCCACATATCCTGTTATTACATCTATCTTGCGCATCAAGTGATGCACTATGTTACAATCCTGTAGACAATATTTCGCAACTATTGCACGGTCACTTGATGAACCATTCGACAATCGGAAGATATCTTGTGGAGTAACATCATCTTTTGCCATACCCCATTTTACTGATTTTAATGTATCAATATCACTGTAATGTCCTCCAATTAATATGAATTTTTCTGTTTCCTTTTGAATATCCAAAACACGGAATTTACGACCATTTGCATAATAATCAGATGAAAACCCAGTGATTTCAATATGGATAAAATCATTTACATTCAACCCAGTTAGATTCTCACTGTATAATTCGGTAACATCACCGTGAATTGGATGAACTGTCGTTACAATTTTGTTTATGTTATCACCAATATATTGCCCTGCAACGTCATCTAATTTGTAAGATGATAGATTAAAATCACGTCGGAAATATGTATACATATCAATTTGTAAACGTCCAGCAGTCTTTATATATTTGAGGTCATATTCACCACTCGCAAGAACTACTTTAGCGTTCTCTATCCCGGTTATACTGACATCCTGTCCGAATTTCGCACAAATATCGTTTTTTTTGCGTGATAACATTAGGAATTGGCGTTCACAATGATTTTCTTTTGCTCGATTAAACATGAAATCATAGTCAAATCCGAATATATTATATCCGATAATAATGTCAGGATTTTCAGTTTGGATGAGTTCTGCCCACTTCAATAGTAATTCGGATTCTTTATCAACCGATTCTATAACTGCTCCATTAACTGGGTCGCATGATCCCAGTACGAAACAATGGTTTAAATATGGCTCTGTATCACCATATTTCATAAATGTAGAACCAATAAAAGTAACTTTATCGCCTTCTAATTCTGGAAAGATTGAAGTCATTGCATCATCTATGAATTTTAGTTTTTGGTCTCTTGTATATTGTGTATTGAATAGAACATCAGTTATAGTTGCTTTATCGGAAATTCGTGCAGGTTTGTTATAGTATGTTTTATACTTAGGTTCATCGTCTTCGTCGTCGTATTCATCCTCGTTCTCGCTATATTGTTCAGGTTCGTCTTCTATTTCTTCGATTGTATCTTCTGTATCAACTTGTGATGTAAACAATGAATTTATTGTATTTACCTTCACCATTTTTTCAGCATCTTTAATCGGTGTTACAAATAGACTCTCCATCAATTTCTGTATATTGTCCTGCGACTGTGTATATTTAGGATATACAATATCAATATCATCGAATTTATCATAACCGAACCCTGTGAGGATTATACGTTCCAGTAGCATTTTTGTGCGGGCAGCATCTGGTGAATGTCTTTGAAATGCATCAATCAAATTTGACGCGAGGCGCTTGTAAGTTTTTACAGGTATTGGAAAATCACCATGACTACTGCTTGCCTCAATATCAAAACTGCATATTTTATATGGAACTTGTGTTTCCTTATCTGGAAGCGGTTTGATACAATCGCATGTGCATCTATATTCATAGTCACATGTTGTTGTTTTTTCGGATGGGATGTTTGCTCTTTTTGTAAATATCTGAACCCATCCAGATGGGCTTATATTTTGGATATGGAAATATCGAAGTAAAGGAGGAATTGTACTCTCATATAACTCCACATTGATCTCTTTAAATTTCATACGTATCAATCGTCCTGTATTGTCATCGTACCATAAACGTTTTGTTCGATTCATTGTTGATAGATTATCAAATGTAAATTTGACGAATTTGTATAATTTACCAGCAGTGAATCCATATAATTTTTTATGTTCTACAATTTCACAACTTATTACGGAACTAGTTTTAACTCTCTTTGATAAATCACGATTTAATGCACGAGCATCAGAATCGGTCCAATCATCACCCACTTTCACATAGAAGAATGGTTTATACCCATTCACTGTAATACTACATGTTTCTCCTGTTTCATTTACCCCAAACATCTGTATGGCAAATTCATTATTTTTTTCTATCTTCTCGTCATATACTTGGAAGTCAATTAACTTGAATGACTTTGAACAAACAATAGGTTTTTTACTCATTGTATTAGATTATTATTAGTTTTTTGTATTGATTTTGTTTTATAATAAATAAAATCAATTTTCTGGAGTGGTATTACATTTATATTTTTTTTGTATTTCTCTTTATATTTAGCGTTACAAATATATAATTTCATATACTTCCTAAAATGAGTTGATAGGTTCTCCCGATGATAGTAATATAAGATTGTTTTTAGGAAGGATGTGTAATGTTTTAATTTGTGTTAGTAAACCATTCTGCCATAGTAGGAGGATCACGAGAACCATCGTATATATCTAATTTTCCTCCATTGATTCTAAAAATAGTAGGATATCCATTCACGGTAATAGGGGTTTCGCATATCCCTTCGCATTTTTTATTAAATGTATCCAATTTACCGTGTTGATTAATATCTTCCTCTTCTAATTTTATATGATACATATCCCTGTCGCGACCTGGCATTTCTTGGATTATATCCATTGTTTGTTGCCATTTTGGTGGCGCTTCTTTATTATTCTCGTCTGGTATGAGATCCTTACAATGCGGACACCATTTTGCGTATATAATACCCATAATAACCGTTTCTTTATCCAACTTTGGCATAACTTCTAAATCAAGTTCTCCCATTTTGACTTTGTTTAATAATATTGATTTAGATACTCGTGATCTTTTCTTGTTCCTGTGTGTGCGATTCTTCCCACCTTTGAGTTTACTAAATCTTACACGTTTTGATCTTTTTGTTTTCCTTACCATTTTGTTTATATACTACATCTAGATAAATGTCAATGGAAATTATTTTCGCAAATTATAGTATAGATGCGAGTTAGATTGATTATATTTCTAATTGTTGTTTCTTTGTTTGTATTAATCGCACCTTGTATAACGATGGAGAATAAGGAGCCTATGCAATTACAACCTGAACCGAAATCATCTAAAATAAATTGTCCAAAGGTATTAATCAAAAAAGGAGAACAATTAATATTATATGATGATGCGGACCAAGAAATTACGAGTTTTAATGGTTTAGATGAATATATAGATTATTTGAAAAATGAACGAGCTAGAGGAATATCCTGTCCTGTTATGTTTTTACAAAAGGAAAATGATACGCAGGGAAAGGATGTCTATCGCCTGAGACCGAGTATTTTCAATCAACAAGGCGGTATGACACCAGTTGATATTGCGCCTATTATCGACTCTAGTCGAAAGAGTAGTGTATACAATGTGAATAATTATCCGGGATTTGACCCTTTAGGATTACAAATAGGTGTTTATAATAAACTAGATGCGATTCATGACTCCACTGAAAATACGAAAACTAGTGACAATCCTATGGATACAAATTGGGGTGGGGTTGAGTTCACACAAGAAGTTGTAGATTCTGGTAGATATGAGGACAGTGAAGTCGGAAAACCTTTATATTTTAATTCGAAAACACGATTCTTTCCGGATTTATATAAAGACCAAGTGGCTCCTAGATCTTATATAAATCCAGATCTATCCTTATAAATTAAATATCGGATTTGTTTTCAGTTGGTGTTACTAAATATGTGAGTATGCTTTCTAGGCATTTTTTATTAATTTTTCGCACCTTGCCATTAGATTCACATGTCAAATCGTCGAGACAATTCGGATTTATCTTAATTTCTTCCATTAAATGTGGGAATGAATGAAAATGTTTCATTATTGCAATAGCAGTCGTAGAGCTAATACCCGGTATTTGACAAAGTAGTATTTCTCCAATGTTATTTGGAGTGATATTTTCTTTTTTATTTTTTTTTACAACAGTACAATAATTTTGTTCGGTATGGACCGTCGTGATTTCAGCTGCATCCGTAGCAATAGGTAATTTGTTTATATTTCGTCTAATCTTATCCGCCATCCAAACCAACATTTCCGCGGTCTCTTGGATTGAATTACTACGAAGCACACTAAATCCTTTAAAACAATTTAACGATGCAATACAAGAATATACTAGTTTTTTTTCTTGAGGTGTTCTCAGAGTGCTCATCATTCCTTCAATTAAATATATAACTTGATGTAGAGAACATTCGCCATTATGTGATAAACGATGTGATTGTTCTTCATATCTTCCATCTTTAATACTAGCTAATAAATCGGATAAACTTTTGCGTTCTATAATACAAATTAATTTATCTTCATTAGTGCGGAATATAATATCACCTATTAGGAGAACCTGCTTCGTGATAACAATATCATTTAATTCACTCGATTTAACGATCTCAATACATCTTTCGTATAGAGTAGATTCTCGTTCATCGATAATTACCTTCATTATATTAGATATATAAGTATATCTCTAATATATTATTATTTATAGTTTATTTCTAAAAGAATCTCCAACCAACACCACGACTATTTCTTACGGTAGATGATAACGGAAGCATCATTACCGACATAGGTTGTGGCAATCCACGTTGTTGGAAAGCAATTCTCATTGCAACATTCTTAGCATCTGGTATACCAGCCTTCTTTGACCCACCTCCTTGGTCTTGATTTGTGATACTATCGGTGTATCTCGATTTCGTTGATGTACTAAGAACCATTATATATAGTATAAATATATTTTTTTATTATACCTAAAATTGAATCTATATAAAATAATACATATATATAGTATTAAAAACCTTCTTGCATTTTAAAAAAATGAATATATCAGACGACGATATCCGAATAGAAAAAAAAACTAACGGTGGTGAAACATATATATTTGACCCATATAATCCCCTAAATACAGAAATCCCATTGGAAGAAATACAAAAGTTTTTGATACGATATGGTATTAACGCGAAAATCCACAACTTTCAATTATACAAACGCGCTTTTATCCATCGTTCTTATATTCGACGTCCCGAATTAGAGAACGTGCAAAATAATATCGTAATTGCACCTAAACCATCTGATTGTCTACCCTTATATACTAAATCAAATGAACGTCTAGAGTTTTTAGGTGACGGTGTATTGGAATGTATCACTAAATTATACTTATATAAGCGTTTTCCTAAAGAGAATGAAGGATTCATGACAGAAAAGAAAATAGCATTGGTTAAAAACGAAGCTATAGGTAAAATGGCTATGGAAATGGGATTAAATAAATGGTATATATTATCAAAGCATGCCGAGTCTAAACAGACACGAACAAACTTAAAAAAACTAGGCTGTTTATTTGAAGCATTCATTGGTGCTATGTTTCTTGATTACAATCGCATTTCAGTGAATGATGAAGACGGGTGGTTTAAAAATTTATTTCTATCAGGTCCGGGGTTTCAGATGGTGCAAGTATTTGTAGAGAATATATTTGAACGACACGTTGATTGGGTTAGTCTTATTCAAAATGATGATAATTATAAAAACATATTACAGGTTAAGGTCCAAAAGGAATTTAAAGTAACACCTAATTATCTGGAAACTCAAGAACATAACACGGACACTGGATATCATATGGGTGTATATTTATGTTTAGGACAACAGATTCATAGTGTAGCTATATCTGGAGCGGTCTCGATCTCTCAATTTCGAACATATAACGATTTGCACCAATATATGTCAGAAAAGGGTAAGATATTAGTTTTCCTCGGAGAAGGTATTCATAAGATTAAAAAGAAAGCAGAGCAAATATCTTGTGAAGCTGCAATACGTAATTTGTCTGGATTCTAGTAAAAAGAATATAGGTCAAATGTATAAGACAATGGGCGATTATTTAGCATTGTTAGAAATAAAACCAAAACATGTATTAAAACCCAAAACCGATTTCACTGTGCGGATTGGAAAATATGAAGATGAAACTGAGAAAAAAAATGATGAGAGTGAAGAAGTGCAAAAGGACGGGGACAATAAAAAGACCGTAAATGCGATACAAGTCGTAGATATGCGAAAACATCCCACTAATAATATAAATCGGGAATTGATTCGCAAGCGAATATTAACTGGAGTGATTCAAAAAAAAACTGAACCAGACTATGAATCTGAACCTGAATTGGAACCAAAAGTAATAACTAAAACTCAATCAAAAGTTGGTCCTGTAACTCAACCTCAACTTGAACCTCAACTTGAACCTCAACCTAAATTAGATATTGAAATTCCAATAAAAGCAAAGAAAGTTACTGGTAGAAAAATAGTAATTTCTAAGGAAGCAACTATTAAAGTGCCTATTGCAAATGTTAAAATTGGTAAGAATAAATTGAACAATCGTTTACCAAAACCCACTGGTAAAATTATTCACAAGGCATCCTCGTATTATATGAACAATCGTAAAATTACCATTGAGAAACTATCTAAATTATTCAAACCGTACAGAGATGAGATTCTCGCTGCATCTGATAATGTGTCATGTGATAAAACGGATGGAGTTAATTTTGAGTTGCTTACACATCAAAAAGTAGTGCGCGATTATCTAAATTTAATGACACCATATCGTGGTCTGTTATTACTCCATGCTCTTGGTTCAGGAAAAACATGTACTTCCATCGCAATTGCTGAAGGTATGAAATCTGACAAAAAAATATTTGTCATGACCCCTGCGTCTTTGAGTAAAAACTTTTTTTCGCAACTTAAGGAATGCGGAGATCATTTATATCGTAAAAACCAATATTGGGAGTTTGTTTCTATTGTTGGACAACCAGAATACGAGAAATTACTATCAAATGCACTTTCTATTTCACCAACTTATATACAAAAATATAAGGGGGCTTGGTTAGTTGATGTGAATAAATCGCCAAATTTCACAGATCTCATTACATCCGAGCAGAATGCAATTGACGCACAGTTAGATGAGATGATCCAACACAAATATAAGGAAATTCACTATAATGCTCCTAATATCCAAAGGATATTCTCTGAATTATCTAATAATAATACTGAAAATCCGTTCGATAATACAGTTGTTCTCATTGATGAAGCTCATAATTTCGTCAGTCGTATTGTAAACCAGATTAAAAAACCGAATTCTAGTTCCTACATTTTATACGATTATTTAATGAAAGCAACCAATGTTAAGATTGTAATGATGACTGGCACGCCAATTATTAATTATCCAAATGAAATCGGTATCCTATTCAATATTTTACGAGGTGCGATTAAAACTTGGACCTTCCAATTGCGAATAAAGGACACTGTAACCACAGAAACGATTCTCCGTATGTTTGCTAACGCAAATTTCAATACATATGATTACATATCGTATAGCAATGGGATATTGACTGTTACGCGAAATCCATATGGATTTATCAACTTACAAAAACCGAATAAAACAGGTAAAATCGCAGATGGATATGCAGGGGTTCGTTTGGATGAAACTGGTAATATATCCGATACGGATTTCCAAAGGGCTATTATTCGAATTTTAAGTAATGATAAAATAGAAGTTATTGAATCCGCTATAAAAGTAATCATGAATAAAGCCCTGCCAGACGATAAGGAATCATTTCTGGGTATGTTTGTTGATTCGGACGATGCAATAATAAAAAATAGTGATTTATTTACTCGTCGTGTTCTCGGATTGACCTCATTCTTTCCAAATACACAAGATAGTTTGTTACCGTCTCTTATCAAATGGGAAGATGATAATGGCGAAGAACATGATTATGAAGAAGTTAAAGTTGAAATGAGTGATTACCAATTTTCCGTATATGAGAAAATACGTGAGATAGAACGTAACAAAGAAACCTCGCGACGTAAAAATGAA